GTTACAGTTGACAGAGTTGAGGACTGCTACATTGTTGATGTTACAGCAGAGGAATTAACTGCTCTTAACGCTATGAAGGCAGTAGGCTCATTTACAGAAATTCAGGCTAAGCTTGACGAGCAGTCAACTCAGATTGAGACTTTTACAGCTGATAAGAACTCTCTTACTGAACAGCTTACAGCAGTTCAGGCTGAACTCAATGAGTTTAAGAAGAAAGAGGAAGAGGAAGACCCTAAGGCCAATAATGCCAAGGACGACGATAAGAAGGACGACGAAGGTAAGAAGGATGAATCAGGCGGCGCCGAAGGCGACGATGATGAGAAGAAGAAGGGTAAGACCGAAAACGCTCTTTCCGAAGAGGCTCAGGCAGAGATTGAGTCTTATAAAAATGCAATTGCAGAAAAAGATGCTGAAATTGCTAGATTGAATAACTCAATTAACGACATTAATAATGAAAAGTCAGAGCTTGAAGCATTCAAGAAGGCTGCAGATACAGAAAAGAAGAACGCAATTATTAATGAGTTCTCAGCTCATCTTACAGAGGACCAGATTACTGAGTTCAATGCAAAGATGGATGATTATTCTGTTGAAGACTTTAAGAAGGAAGTATGCTTTGCTGCGTATAACAGTGATTCTTCAATCCTTAATAAGGATGGAGGACAGCCTGACTTAATCTACAAGAACACTCAGAAGGAAACTGAGAGTGGCGTTCTTGCATTATTAAGAAAACATAAAGGAGGTAATAAATAATGGCTATTGTAAAATTTAACCGTACACTTCTTCGTAACGGTAACAATGCAGCAGGCCTTGGTTATGGTCAGATTGAACCTAATCAGGTTTGGTTTAACAGAGCTGGTATGGTTGAAGCACAGTGTGCACTTGATACAAACTGCTTCTCTGATGTTCAGGTTAATCCTCTTACAGCTTATGCGGCAGCTGCTGGTACAACTCCCGCTACAAAGATTGTTGCACAGAATGGTGCTTTCCTTATGGTTGATAAGGCTAACTACACAGCAACAATTCCTACAAAGGCAGGTGCTATTACTAACGGCTATCCAGTTGGTATTAACTACTCAAGTGAATATCTTCCAGATGAAAGAGTTAAGGGCCGTAGAAACTTCTATTTAACAACTAATGATTGGCTTCCAAGAATTGGTTATGTTGAAAGAGGTATGAGAATTACTACTAATACAGTTCAGTGGGATACTACAGCAACAGCAGTAGACCTTAGCGGCTTTACAGCTACAACAGATTCATACGGTATGTGGAACGCCGTAAGAACATTTATCAATTCAAATCCTACTACACCACTTTACGCTGCAGTTCGTGATGGTTCAGATGGTGAACTTATTATTGGTGTTACACCAGACCCAGATGAAGACATTATTCTTGCACAGGTTGTAGCAGCATATGACAACGCCGACAGAACTTGCTCATTTATGTTCCAGATTCTTGACGGCGGCACTAAGTAATAAAGGAGAGGTGAGAAAGTAATGAATAGAAATGATATAAGAGACCTTTACATTCATGCGTTCAAAGGCACTTCACCTGATGTTACTCAGTTTAGTGTTGCAGATGTAAAAGAAACTTTAAAGGCAGAACTTCAGGCTCTTGCCCCAGATATTAACACATATAGAAAGAACAAGTATGATATCTTCCAGATTATTCAGGAAACTTATGATGAAGTTCTTCCTGCTTATGTTGGTAACTTCATTGGTCAGTTTGCTGAAATCAAGAACGTACCACTTGGTCAGAGAGCTATATTCAATGTTAAGAGAGGTCGTAGACGTGCTAAGACATTCATCACTGAAGTTGGTACTTCTGGTGTATACGAGGCATTCAGACTTGACGTTGATAAGTTCGAAGTAAGCGCTAAACAGTTCGGTGGAGCTGCTTACATTGATTTTGAGCGTTATATGATGGGTGAGGAAGACCTCACAGAGCCTATGCAGCTTCTTCTTGAAGGACTTGAAGAGGCTCTTTACGCTGAAATGCTTAAGGCACTTATTGTTACAGTTCGTGAGCTTCCTACAAAGAACTACGTTCAGTCATCTACTTTTGACGCAACTGAAATGCACAGACTTTGCACAATTGCTAAGAACTATGGCGGTGGTAATGCAGTAATCTTTGCTACACCTGAGTTCGTAGAGAAAATGGGTCCTGATGCAATTGGTATGCCTGTATATGGCCCATATGCACTTACAGCAACTCCAGCTGCAGGTTCTGCTCCTGGTTATGCAACACCTGTTTATAGTCCTAAGGACATTCAGGATATTGCTGCAACAGGTTATATCACAACATTCCGTGGTACTCCTATCGTTCAGCTTCCTCAGTCATTTGTTGACGAGAATAATGATATGTATCAGATTCCTTCATCAATGGCTTATATCTTCCCATCTGGCGGACAGAAGATAATCAAGGTTGTATTCGAAGGCAATACACAGGTTGATGACTGGAAGCACAGAGACCGTTCAATGGAGATTGAAATCTATAAGAAATTCGGTATTGCAATCCTTTCAACAAATGACTGGTGCGCATATAGAAATATGGAACTTGAAACTGCTGCTTATGCTTCTAAGGTTAGCGTTAGCGAACTTCTTGGAACATATAATCCAGCTACAGGTCAGTTCACAGGTGGCGGCGTAACATTCAATAAGCACCCACACACTGTAAGATAATCTAATTGAATAATGATTAAAGGGTGAGTGATTATCACTCACCCTTATTTTAAAGAGATTAAAGGAGGAATTTAAAAATGAATACACAAAGCACAAGAATGGTAGTTTTTAAAAATATGACTTCTGGAACTTTTGTTATTAACGAACCCGCCTATGGCATTAGAAGAGTTTTTAATGCTAAAGGAGCAATCCAGACTATTCCTTTTGATGTTGTTGAATAGCTTTTATGGTCTGAAGGTTTTAGGAATTGTATTGATAATGGTATGATTTATATTGAAAATATGCAGGATAAGATTGACTTGGGTCTTGAAGAACCTGAAACAACTGAGCCTACAAATATTAAAATTCTTAGTCCAGCAAGGATGAACGCAATCCTTTCAAGTCCAATGGAAAGTTTTCTCAAGGAAATTGATGGATGCCCTATGGAACAAATTAGACTTCTTGCTGAGTATGCCGCAGATAATAATTTTGTTGAAGTAGACAAAGTTGATGTCATTAAAAAGCTTACTGGTTTAGATATTATTAATATGATTAGCCGCCGCCGTCAGGCAGAAGATGCTGACCAGATTGCCGCAGAAAAAGAGGCTAATCGTAGAAGGGACGGAGAATTTAACGCTATATAAGGTGATATAAATGGTTACTTTGATGGATGTATATGACGCTTTCCTATCAAAAGTTAACGAAGATGATTGGTCACACTGTTATTCCGAAGATGACCTCGCATGGTTTATCAAGGATTGGCGGGCATTTTTAAATTCCGCCTTACCATACTTTAGATTTCCAAGATGTCGCTTGGATATTGATGAGGCGACTTAGACATTTACAGACCCTAAGATGGGGTCAGAAGAAGTTCAGATTTTAGCCACTTTTATGAAATAGGAGTGGCTAAAGAGAACTGTTGATTCTTGGGAAAATATTAAAACCCAATATGATGAAAGTGACTTCTCTCAGGCTAATTTGTTAAAAGAATTTATTGCATTAAAAGATTAGGTTAATGAGGAAGCTCGTCATTTAGAATCAATTTATAGTCGCTCAGTAAATAAGAAACCGTTTAAATACAGCAAACTTGCAGGAGGAAAACGTGGACGCTAGATACGTAGATAAGCATAAAGAGGTTCTCAAAAACCGTCTTTATGGGCTCCTTTGCGAAAGAGAGAAAGACGGTTCTTGGGAAGACTTCCTTGATAATATTCTTCTTGACTTAAATAATTTTGAAGAAGAAAAGCGCAGTTATGAATATTATGTTCTTGTTGCAAAACTTTCATCTTGCCGCTATACTGCTTATAAATATTACCGCAAAACTATTTTTGAATGTATGAATCTTATTGATAGGATTGATGTGTTATGATGGATGGTACATATTTTAAAGACGTATATTTGAAGAGAATTAATCTCGACGGCGAAAATATTTAGGAAAGAACAAGAACAAGAAAAGAAAAAGAGTTCGATAACCTTTTCTTAAAAAGAACACGTTATCGCGCCCTTATGTATGAAGTAAATGAAGAGCCTGTCGAAATTGAATGTTCGGTCGAACCGAATAAGTGGAATTAGGATAAAGTTATTTCCAATGTACTTGTTCCAACTAAAGTTCAATGTTTTAAGACAGGCGATATTTTTAAGGCCTTTTAGAAGGTCAAAGATGCAGAATATGATAAGACTTGGATTGTTACCTTTGTTAGTGATGACATTACTCATGGTTATTAGAAGTATGAAGTTACAGAACTTGATTCACTTCTTAACTTAACTGATGAATATGGTAATACACTCCATGTAATTCCAATGAAGGTCGTATCAGAAACTTCTGTATTTGTTAATGATAAACGTTCTTCTTATGGTTCAGTTACATACAGGGAGCCACTTGACCATAGAAAGTTTATTACATAGAATTTTGATTTCCTTGAAAAAGGTTTGTACTTCGATTATGAAGGAAGAGGATGGGAGATTTCTGGTAAGGATGATTTAAGCATTAAAAATGTTGCTTTTGTTTCTTTTGAAGAAAGATTAATTACGCCGCCAGAGCCAATTACTTCGGAAGATATATTGGTAGGAGAAGACGATAATTTCTTCTTGAATCATGATAAGAAAAAGAGGTGAGTTAAATGGAGTTGGATTCTAAAGTAAATTATGGATAGGAGTTTGGACCTAATCTTAAAAAGATTTCTACAAAACTCTTGGATAATCAGAATCTTTGTAAACTTCTTGTTAATACAGACAAAGACCCTCTTAATAAGACACTTCATCCAGATATTGAAGATACAATGGATTTATTCGGTGAGAATATAAGAATTGTACCGTTAATTGACCCACAAGAAAAAACAGTTTCAAGTAAGATTGTTGTTATCTACAGTGGCAGCGAAGTTCTGGATAAGAATACTGCAACAGAAAGTTTGACACTTTTAATTTATGTTTATGTTCCTTATAAGACATGGACTATAGCCAGTGATTAGCTTAGACCATTTGCTATTATGTCTGAGATTCGTAAGAGTCTTTAGAATAAGAGAATTAATGGTCTTGGTGAAATTAACTATCATGGTTTTGACATTTCCTCTTTAACAGACCAAATGGGAAGTTATGTAATGAGGTTTACTGTCAATGCTTTCAGCTAAGCAAATGACTGTTATTAAAGAACAAGCTT